CTTTCCTTCTTTTTATTCGCCTTGTCATTTAACTTATGCATTGCCTGGAGAATGTCATAGCGAATCATGACTTCTCTGCGGTGGTTACCCTCTAGGGTTACACTTTCTTCAAAACGCCTTCTAGCTACTTGCGCCAGAGCCTCTTCATAGTCTACGGAGTCTTCCCCGTATCGAGCTATAATCGAGGCAAGATGGATTTCTTCATCCATAGCCGCTAGGGCTTTATCCCGCTCCTGAGCGAGCTCCTTGCGCTTCTGGACGATTTCGTCCTGAGCTTCTCGCATCTGGTATGCGATCCTGACACCCTCTTCATCAATTTCATCAACCTGTGTAATAAGAGTTGGTGGTGGCAGTAGGGCTTTACCGAACTCTTCTTGGCTCATTTCCCCAGACTTAAGGTTATTAAGCATAACCTGAAACTCAGGGGACATGCCAGACATATTATTGAGTTCAAGGTTTACTTTTTCCAGAGTCTTTTCAGCTTCAGAGCCCAGACGTATAGCCTCTGACAGTTCAGCTTTAAATTGGGTAAAGGCATCTGGGACCTCAACCCCTAGTTGTTGTACTACAGCTATCAGGCCCTCTAAAGCCTCTTTTTGCTCGTTTGGTCCTAGCTCTTCTGCAGCTTTAAGTTCGCCCGCAGCCGCACGGTACTTTTTAAAGAGTTCTTTCTGTTGATCTGAGAAGTCTGTTGGAAACTCTCCAACGATGGGCACGTTAATTGTAGGTCGTTCAACCCCTAAGTTCTCGGCAATAGCATCGTAGGACATAGTGGATGTCAGGCCAAGCCCCCAAGTCTTGTATAAGCTGGAAGCGTTCCCCGCCCCTACGCTAGTGGTGATAGCGTTTTCAGCATTTTTCTTTGCCCATTCGGCTTCAGCTTTGATAAGTTCAAGGACTTCGTTCCTAGCCAGCTTATGCTTCGCTGCAACCTCCTCTGGCTTGGCGATCAGGATATCATAAAGACCCTCCAACTTAGCCTTAGATTCTGATAGTTCCTGGATTACATCATCAAAGTCTTTGATAGATTTAATGGCCTTGCGGGTCTGGATAACCATCGTAGCCAGCGCGGTACCAATAGCCAAGATAGCACCGATCACAGGGCCATTCTTACCAAGGACCAAGGCAAGCTGAGAACCCTGTTGACCTAAGGCAACAAGGACGTCCGTACCGGACTGAATCTGGACAAAGAAGTCACCTACCTGATAACCAGCCTGCTGGACCCCTTGGTTAAACCTACGCTTGAGGGTCTGGGCAGACCTATAGGCATTCTGATCAAACCTGCCAAACTGGTTACCACCCTTAACAAGGGCATCTCTGAACTCATCAACCTCTTTAGTTGCTCTATCTACAAGATAAATATGTTCTTCGAGAGTGATCTGGTTGTTCTCTAAGAGGAAGTCGTACTCACCAATTTGATTTGATAGCTGCTTTTGGACACGGTAGGCAGCATCGTGCTTTTGCTTTAACCGCTCTATTTTATTAGACAGGTCTTCCCTAGCTTTAGCTTGATCTTTAGCTACTCTTACAGCTTCTTTATCTGTAGCTACATACTCCCGAGCGACACGATGAGCCTCCTTCATGGCCCGCATCATATCACTATGGCTAATGGCCCCAAGTTTTACCGCCTTGTTAAGCTTCTCTTGAGTAGCCTTTAGTTTTAACGCTGCTTCCGCCTGCCGCATAACCATACGGTGAGAAAGAGACATCTTACCTGTGAGTTCTTCTGACACTCGCCCCATGTCTGCGATCTGGTCAGCAGCTAGCTTAACCTTATCTACGCCAAGCGTTTTAATGTCAATGACTACTTCACTCATGCCAGTGTCCTTATGTACAGGCTATCCAGTTTCTTTAGGGCTTCTATGTCCCTAGGGGTAAGGTATGTGTGGGTAAGTTCAGACCAAGCCTTGATCTCTGTGTAGCTGATAGGATTGATCCCACCCATACCTGTAGATACTCTAGTACCGCTTAACGTAACAAAGGCAGACCATATGTAAGATACCATCATGGGAAATTGGGGTCCTTCCAAATCCTTTGGCCTCTTACCGGTCTGCCTCTCTACTTGTTCTAAATGTTCTCTGGAGGATACACCGTTCTGATCGGTCTTACTAAGCTTGAACTCATGTTCAGCAAACTCTAGTAAGTCTTCGATCAGTCCTTCGTAAAATCCGCGCTCTCAGCCAGTGCCTCCTCGATCTGACTACGAATCCAGAAGATATCGGTGTAGACTTCCTTAGCCTTGGCCTCAGTGAGCTTAGGCTTCTCTGCACCGTAGGTTAGGTCCCAAGACTTAGTGATCTTAGCCAACAGCGTGAGAGTGTCTCTTTCGATGTCTGCAGCACTATAAGAAGAAGAAGAGCCTTTCTTCTGCATCGCCTTAATACGGCGGTCTTGCTGCTCATACATAGCATTGCGATACTCAGAAGAGTGTTGTGCAGCTACAGTGATAGTCATCTCCGAGCCATCTTCGTTCAGAAGCGTATCGCCTGTATTAGGATGCTTAAGGAATATTTCCACTACATCCGATTTAGGTTTTAGGTCCATTAAGTCCATGTCGAGTTCCTTTCGAGTTATCGGGTGGAGTTAAGTGAGGGGGACAGCACCCGACAACCGCCCCCCTCGTCCCTAGCTAGGGATTCTTAGACACCAGACTTAGCAATCTTCATCATGGTGTTCGTATCAGTGGCCGAAGCCGCCAAGTCGGAGTCATCATAGAGGGCGATGAACGACATGCTGATGGTACGGGAGGCAGGGCCATCCACACCAACGTCAGCCGAGTTGATCTTGATACGGGGGAAGCTGAAGGTCAGGGTGTTAGAGCCTTCACCAACAGTCACTTCCAGTGCCGACTCAGTTTCATTCAAGAAGCGGTCGATCAAGGAGGTGTCTTGGAAGTATGCACTAACGGTGCCTTCCACAGCTGCAGTAGCGTATTCAAACTCCTGCGACAGGTCTTCACCAATGACGTGAGTGGGGTTGAACCCGTTGGTCAGAGTGAAGTCCAAAGCTGTGATGATAGTTTGAGCAGCACCCAATGTGCCAACCGAACCGATCTTGATATCGCCGGAGTAAGCATCGAAAGGTTCGAAGCCAGCCGAAGCGGTAACACCAGTTTTCTCGGTAGCCGAGATGCTCATGTTACGACCAATCAAGCCGAAGGTTGTAGTCACCATCTGGTTAGGTGCCATAGAGACAGCCATAGTGTTGACAGTCATGCCAGTGAACAGGCGAGCTTGGTCAATATCCGAGGCGTAGTCTTCGATGGTCAGGTAGGTGGGGGTCTGACCTACAACAGCAGCGTTAGCTACAGTGGTCAAACCGTCCCCAGCAGTAAAGCCAGTAGCAAAGTCATTGTTCGACATAAGTGCAGCCTGCATCAACACATCGAATTCACGATGGCGGAGGTCAGCTACGATGTCACCTGCCACAGTACGGTTGCCGTGACGGTCAACTCGGGGCATACGGTCTGATTGAATATCCGTACCAGCTACACGCTCTTTGCTAAGGTTAAGCGAGTGAGTGGTGAACGGAAGGTTAGTAAAGCTCGTAGCTTCGGTTGTGAAGTCCGTTTGGACTCCATATGCCAGCTGCGAGCGAGAGCCTTGTGCAAAAGCCATGTTAGTTTCCTTTACTTGTAGGTGTACCAGCTAATGTTAACTGGAACTATGTACCAAGGGTTATCTACGAATGCGATACGTCTTTCCGCGAAGTCGATAGATACCCTGACTGTCTGTGAGCCCGTATAGTCAATATCAGAGGTTGCCTCGAATAGCTGAATGACGCTAGTAGCTAGATCATTTGCTTCTTTTGGGCCACTACCCTCTGCAGCATGGCAAAGAACTCGGAATAGACCGTCATATCGTTGCTGGGGAGATAGCCCCATGACAGAAGGTCGTCTTGTTGTCGGGGTGTAAACTGTCTTAATAAACTTAGTGCCAGTAGTGGGGGAGTAAGAGACGTTCTCCCAAGCGATGTCTGCTAAGTTTGCGGCATTAAGGTGAGATTCTAGGGCAGCTCTAATGTCATTATTGATGTCACTCATTTAAGGACACTCCTAAGCTGGTCAAATACTCCCCAGTAGCCTTCTACATACTTAGCATGAGGAGCGTTATTTACTAGGGTAGCACCGTCTAAGAGCTCAATCTTCTCAAGGGAGGCATACAAACGATCTGCCATAATCGCCCTATCTGAATTAGGGTCTACAGATACCGGCTTACGTCTAGAGGTCTCTGAGGTGCCGCTGGTATCCCCTCTGGGGTTGAGGTGCATAGACCTGGAGTAGGCTCCAGACTTAACAGGGACCTCTTGCTCTAAGTAGTCAATAGCGGTAAGTAGCCTGTCAGCAATTTCTTCTTCGATAGCCTTCTTCATCTC